GAGTTGCAAGGTCTCACGCAGTGGTTGGAGCAGATCGTCAATTCGCTCTCCAATACCTCAAGCATGGCTGAGTCCATCGAAACGTTTGTGAGAGAGGACATATCTTCGCGTAGCGAGGGAGATGAACCAGATGGGGAAGGGCCAAAACGGAGCGTAAGTGAATGAGGGTAGGTTGATGGTATGTCGCAGCGAGGTGAATCGTGGGTAAGTGATGAACTACAGGCCCTGTTGGCGAAACTGAGCTGGCAACAGGCCAGGGGGGTGCTGCGCATCGTCCAGGCCGAGCTGGAGGGCCGTAGTCTCAGTAGTCTCCTCGATTGCGATGATCAAATCTGTACCTCAACAACGTTCTACGGCTCCGGCAAGCGGCGAGGCTGGCGACATAAGCCAGAGTTCAACCGGGCGCTGGAGCTGGCCCGGCGCGATTATCGCAAGTGGATGCTGGAGTATGGCGTCAATGACGCGCTGGCCATTCTATCCGAGGCAGCTCCCCACGCGGCCAGGGCCCTGCGCCAGCAGATTGTCGGCGACAGCGCAGCCATTGCCGCCCTCGAGGAAGCATTGAAATCTGGAGATGCCGAGGTGCGGGAGAGCGCAGCTCGCTGTCTCGGCTTGACGGGTCTGGCTCGCGCGGTGCCGGCGCTGCACGAGGCACTCGGTCGAGAAACTGAGCCTTCGGTGCGTAAGGTGCTGGTGGAGGCATTAGGGTACATTGCCGGTCTCCGAGATGGGGATCGGCGAGCAGCGGCGATCAGCGTCCTCGACCGGGCAGCGGTGGAAACGGCGGCTAAACAGGCGTGGACAGTGCACGATGACGATCTTGATGCCGCAATTGAGCGAGAACTGGCGCGATTGGCCAGTGGAGGCCAGGAGGCAGCTTCTGGAGCGGCTGAGGCGGAGGCCGACACCGCCGCAGAACTTTGACAAATATCAGAATGACCCGGTGGGCTTTGCCCGGACGATCCTGGGCAGCAACCTGACAGAGCGCCAGGCAGAGATCGCTGAGGCGGTGCGTGATTGCAAGATCGTGGTGGTCCAGAGCGCGAATGCTGTGGGGAAAACGTTCGTCGCGGCGGATGTGGCTCTCTGGTGGTTGCGTGTGTTCCCTCACTCGAAGGTGATCACGGCCGCAGCTCCCCCCCTGGCGAACCTGGAACGGCTACTGTGGGGCGAGATTGAGCAAAAGCTGGTCGCCCAACCAGGGATATTTAGCGATGCGAAGGTTGGTTACCTCAATGTTAAACTGGCACCGGACTGGTGGTGCGTGGGGGTGGCCATCCCGGCCAGCGGCACGCCTGCACAGCGGGAAGCCAAATTCAGCGGAAAGCACGCCCTGCATCTGCTGTTCATCGTTGATGAGGGCGACGCTGTGCCGGATGAGGTGTACCGGGGCATCGAGAGCTGCATGAGTGGTGGCCATACGCGTTTGCTGGTGCTCTTCAACCCGCGCGAGCAATCGGGGCCGGTTTATCGCATGATTCAAGCAGGAGCGCACGTAATCGAGCTGGACGCCTTCAGCCATCCGAATGTGGTCACCGGACGCGCGGTGATCCCCGGTGCGGTGAGCCGTGAGATCACAGTGGCCCGGATCCACAAATGGAGCAGGCCGGCGGTGGAGGGCGATAAGCCGAATGCCAACGACCCTGACTGGTTCCAGGTGCCCGATTTCCTGGACGGGGCCACAGCGACGCTGGACGATGGCACAGAGACGCCACCGCTGGTAGGCGGTCAATGGCGTAAGGTGACCAATCCGGCACTGAGTTACATGACTCTGGCGCGGTTTCCAGGGCAGGCCGAGACACAGCTCATCAGCCGGGCCTGGGTGGAAGCGGCACAGCAACGCTGGCTTCTGTGGCAAGCGCAGCATGGCGAGCGACCGCCAGCGGGGATTCGCCCCATCCATGGCCAGGATGTAGCCGAGTTTGGCACGGATCAGAATGTGGCCTGCTTCCGCTATGGCGGCTGGGTAGCGCCGTTCGAGACCTGGTCGGGCGTGGACGTGCTGGTCACTGGAGACCGAGCGGCGGAGCTGGCCCAGGCTCGCAACGCCCGGATCAGCTACGTGGACGCGACCGGGGTCGGTTCTGGTGTAGCGCCCCAGATGGAGCGCTGGTGGTCTCGCGCTCCGGGTTACAAAGGCCAGGCAATACCAATCAAGGTCGCAGAGGCCCCAACGTTCCGCGTGGACGAGGGCGAGTTCGGTCTCTTGCGAGATCAGCTCTGGTGGCTGTGCCGGGAATGGCTACGCACCGATCCAGCGGCGATGTTGCCACCAGACCCTGACCTGGCCGATGAATTGTGCGCACCTAGATACCGCGTGCGCAAGGGCAAGATCAAAGTCAGCGATAAAGACGAGTTACGGGTACGATTACGGCGATCACCGGACAAGGCGGATGCGTTATGTCTAACGTTTGCGACCGAACAACGCGACATCGGCATCCACCTGTAGTATCGATAATAAAGGATTATCGTGGCTAACAGGCTCAAGCTGTGGCAGCGGGCAAAACTGGCGTGGAACGTCCTGCGTGGCGGGCGCGCCGTGAAGGCGCTGACCGTGATTGGTAAACTGAGCACCTCGGGCATGGTAGATGTGGATCCGTCCGATGTGACCACATTGACCAACACGGGCTATAAGAAGCAGGAGGTCGTCTACGCCTGTGTGCGCGCCATTGCCACCAGCGCCAGTGATGTGCCAGTGCGTGTGACAGTGGACGGCAAGGATTCACCAGCACACCCGCTGGCCAGGCTGTTGGCACGACCATGGCCATGGCTAAGCAGATACGAGCTGCTCGAGGCGACGCTGACGCACCTGAGCATTGCAGGAAAAGCATTTTGGTGGAAGCAGCGCAGCCGAGCTGGCAGGGTGGTGGGGCTCTATCCGCTGCGGCCTGACTTGGTGCGCATCAAGCCGGGAAAAACGTTGGATCGCCCCATTGCTTATTTTGAGTACACCTGGGGCAGTGGGGTCTATCGGTTCCCACCAGAGGATGTGGTTTATCATCGTTACCTGGATCCGCTGAGCGACGTGGGTGCGTTCCCGCCACTGGCTGTGGCGATGGACAGCGTGGACGCTGACAACATGGCCACCAGGTTCTTGCAGTATTTCTTCAGGCGAGGGGCGATGCTCGGCGGAGTACTGTCCACTGAGGCGCGGTTGGATCCAGACCAGGTTGATTTCCTGAAAGAACTGTGGAAGCAACAGTATGGTGGCCTGGAACACTGGGGCGAAGTAGCCATTCTCAGCCATGGTGCCAAGTACCAGCAAATCGGGCTCACTCACAAAGAAATGGAGTTCCCCGAGCTGCGGAAGATCAGCGAGAGCCGCATCTGCATGGTTCTCGGTGTGCCGCCGAGCTTGATCCATGCCCTGGTCGGGCTGGAACACGCAACGTATAGTAATTTCGAGCAAGCCCAGAGGATCTTTTGGGTCAACACACTGTCGCCAATTTATGGCAGGTTGGCCGATAAAATCACAGTGGATCTGGGCGCGGAATTCGGCGACGATGTGGCAGTGTATTTCGCCATCAATGAGGTGCCAGCACTCCAGGAGAAACGAGATGCCGCCTGGGCCAGAGCCAATCAGGGGGTATCTGGAGGATGGGTGACGGTGAACGAGGCCCGCGCGGAAGCCGGGCTTCCACCAGTGGCTGGCGGTGATGTATTTCTGCGAACGCTGGCCATCATGCCGGAACAGGCCCAGCTCCAGGCGAAGGCGCTGATCCCTGCGCTTCCTGCTTTTGCCCTGGGGGAGAAGATGGCAGAGGAAGCGAAGGAAGCCCACGCCCAGCGACGCGACCAAATCGCGCGAGCCTGGGAGGGGCGCTTCACCGACCGAGCGCGGGAATTGTTCGAGGAGGAAGTCAAAGCACTGAAAGTACTCGTCCAGGAGCGAGGTGCGCAGAAACAAGCAGTCGCCTGGGTGGACGTCATGTTCTCCGTGCGGGAGTTGATCGAGGCACGGAAGGGGAACTGGCGTGAGGGATTCACGCCGCTTTTCAGGGCACTGCTGGGGGCCCAGGCGGAGACGATAGCAGCCGATTTCGGCATTGACTTCAGCCTGGATAATCCCCTGGTACAAGACTGGGTCGCTGGCTATGCGTTCAAGTTCGCGGAGAAGCTGCAGGACGTATCCATCGCTGACCTGGCTGGGCTGATCGGGCAGGCGCAGGACGAGGGATGGTCAATCCCTAAGCTCCAAGACGAGCTACAGGGACTCTACGATGGCTGGACGTGGCTGCGGGCGGAGATGATCGCGCGGACCGAGACGATCCGCAGCAGCAACGCTGGCGCGAAGATGAGCTATCGCGCCGCTGGCGTGACCCAATTGGAGTGGTGGGCTACCAAAGATGAGCGAGTTTGCCCATTCTGCGCAGCGATGCACAAGAGAATCATCGGCATCGAAGAGAGCTTCTGGAAACAGGGCCAGGAGATGGTGGTGGTGCTGGAGGATGGGAAAGCCGTCAGCGATTTAATCTTGGAGTTCAAAGAGACCCGCCCCAGCGTCTGGGAGTGGATGGGGATAGCGGCCTTCACAGCCGACCGCAAGGCGCGGTCGGTGCGGCTCAAGTTCACCTATGAGGACGTGGATCA